CAGAGCCGGTGCAGGAGCCGGTGGCGTGGATGGTTTACACGCTCGACGGCAAGTCTGTTTGCGTGACAGATAACCCTGCCGACTTCACGCCGGAGCATAGAGCGCTGCCTCTTTATACAAAGGAAAACATATGAACCTGCGCCCCATCCAAGAGCAGGCCGCGGACTTCCTGTACGAGCGCGACCGTGCGCTGGTGCTGGCGCCAGTGGGCGCGGGTAAGACGGCTATCACGCTGACCGCGATGCGGGACATGGTGGAGAACCATTCCATCCGCTGGCTGGTGGTCGCGCCGCTGCGGGTGGCGGCGAATGTGTGGCCGGTCGAGGCCAAGCTGTGGGCGCCGTCGCTGAACGTGCGCGTGGCCACAGGCACGCCCAATGCCCGCTACGCGGCGCTGTACGACACCGACGCGGACGTGGTGGTGACCAACTACGACAACCTGCAATGGTTGGCCGACCACGCCTTGAACGACTACACGGGCGTGGTGTTCGATGAACTCACGCGGCTGAAGAACCCCAGCGGCAAGCGGTTCAAGGCGTTGCAGAAGATCATTGAAAGCATCGACATCCGCTGGGGCCTGACCGGCTCGTTCACGTCCAACGGGCTGGAGGATGTCTTTGGCCAGGTGAAGATCATCGACCAGAGTCTGCTCGGGCGCAGCAAGGGCGCGTTCATGCAGCAGCATTTCTTCCAGTTCAACCGCGGCACGCACGTCGAGTGGTCGCCGATGCCGGGCGCGCTGGAGGCGGTCATGCAGCGCATCAAGCCGTCCACCTTCCTGCTGGAGGGCAGCAGCAGCCAGCGGGCGCTGCACACGGTCGAGGTGCCGGTGCAGATGGAGATGCGCGAGTACGACGAGATGAAGAAGAACTTCGTGCTGGAGTTCCCCGACGAGACGGCCATTGCGCAGAACGCTGCCGTGGTCACGCAGAAGCTCCAGCAGTTGGCCGCGGGGTTTATCTACACCGGCGACGCGCGGTGGCTGTCGTCGCACAAGCTCGACGCCGTCGAGGAGATCATCAACGAGAACCAGCGCGCCCCGACCATCGTCTGGTATCAGTACGTCGCCGAGCGCGAGGCGCTGATGCAGCGGTTTCCGCACGCCCGCGACGTGAAGGACGCGGGGGCCATCGAGGCGTGGAACGCCGGCAAGGTCGAGGTGCTGCTGGCGCACCCGGCCAGCGCAGGCCACGGGCTGAACCTCCAGCACGGCGGGCACCACATGGTGTGGCTGTCGCTGCCGTGGTCGCTGGAACTCTTTGAACAGGCTGTCGGGCGGTTGCACCGTTCCGGCCAGGCGCGCGACGTATGGTGCTACGTCCTGCTGACCACCAGCACCATCGACCACAAAATCTGGGCGGCGCTGCGCGACAAACGCAGCCTGTCCACCATCGCATTGGAGTCCCTGAAATGACCAACGGAGAATTGTCATGGCGAGCAATGGCCCGGCGCCTGCCGACCATGACAGAAGGCGAACTCAAGACTTTGCTTGACGCAGAACTGGTCGGGCAGAGGCGTGTGTTCGTCGCAGAGCGTCTGCACCAACGCTACAGCACGGTGAGGGCATCAAGAGAGCGCCGGGAACTGATGGAGAGACTACATGAAAATCATCTTGAATCCGTTTCGGACCCCCAGCCCAGAAGAACTGGTCGCGCGAGAGTTGGACGAGGCGCGGCGCGGGCTGTTGGAAGCACTGACGGGGCGTGACTACGCCATCGCTATGGTGTCGTACCACGAGACGCGCATCGAGCGTCTGAAGGCTCAACTCGAAACCGTGGCGCAGGAGGCCGCATGATCAAGATCACACCCACCGACGCGCAGTGCGGCGGGCTCTGGAAGGAAGACCCGCACTGGGGCCGGCTCTACAAGATCGAATGCACGGACTGCGCTCGTAGGGTTTACACGCCTGACAGGAAAACGCCGCTCATCTACCCTTGGGACGGGCACGGCCCGTGCCCGGATTGGATAGCTCGTGCGTCAGTGTCCTAAGTGCCGGGGTAAGGTCGAGGTGCTACAGACTCGGCCTAGCCTGTCCGGTTTCACGTCAAGGAGGTATCAATGTCAGAACGGACATCGGTTCAGCACCCGAGAGTTCCTATCGGATGTGACCAACAAGGACGGCACCCTGAAGCAGCTTCATGTTGCACCGAAATTGGTTTTGAAGACATAAAGGAAAGCCCGTGGGAATGGATACCCGTGTTCCTCTACCCGTTCCTGATGCTGGCCATCCTGGTGGTGCTGGCGCTGGTCGTTCTGCACCCGTGAATTTCGCGGCGTGGCAGCACGACTCGCTGGTCATGTACGCCACCGACGCCTACGCCCGCATCAACGAGTTGGAAGCCGACCTCAAGGCCGCGATGGCGGCCTACCGGGATCTGCTGCGCCGCGCTCAGTAAGACCAGACGGTGGGCTGCTGGCGCAAGTCCAGATGGATGAAGCGCCCGGTGCCCTTCTGCTGGACACCGATGCCGGTGAAGCCCAAGTGCATGGCCAGGCGCAGCAGTTCATGCGCGTCTGCGCCTTGCACGCCCACGTCGCAGGCCAGGCCGGTGGAGTGCATTCCCGGCTCGGGCTTCGCCTTCTCGATAGGATGGTCAGGGCAGCGGTAGCCTGACGTGATCGACATCGGGCGCCGGTAGACATCGCGCAGCGCCTGCAACCGACCCATGAACTCGGGCTTCATCTCCTGCTTGCCGCAGTGGCGGCAGCGGAACTCGACCTCGCTGAAGTTCGGGTAGTCGGCCCAGTTCATGGTCACTTCGCCCGTCCAGTCACTTCGTGACGCCTTTGGACTTCTCAAACGTCCGCAGGCCACCTATGCCCAGCATGCCGGTGATCACGACCCACAGCAGATCCAGGTTCAACGTCGGCGGGGCGGGCCAGCCCTTCACCGCAGCGCCCCACGCCAGCAGCGGCTGGGCGATGGTGGCGTACAGGAACCCGACGCCGCCGGCCCAGCCGAAGAACGGGCGCCAGCCGGCCACGAAGATGGATGGGTGCGCCGCCTCGCGGGCGTTGATCTCAAGCTGCGCGATGACCTGCTTAAGTTCACCGTCCGCGGCCATCCGCACCAGTTCCATCTCCGCTTCGGCCTTCTTCTGCGGGTCAGGAACGAAGCGGTCCAGCAGCGTCTTGCCAACGTCCAGAATCGAGCCGAGGATGAGCGGGTTCATTTGTCAGCCTTTTCGTCCAGCTTGTCAAAGATCCGCGCCAGCATCGTCTTGATCTCACCGATGTCGTTGCGGTAATCGTTCTTGGTGACGTAGTAGTGCGGCATGTTGCGCACGTCCTTGTCCAGCACGCGGATGCTCTGGTAGATGCTGTTCAGAATCCAGCCGCCCAGGAAACCGGCCAGGGTGACAGCCACGTTGAAGAGGGTTTGAGTGTCCATCACGGTGCCAAAGCGTTGACGTTTTCGGATTCGGGGGCGAGGGCGTTGTACGACGGCGGTTTTGCTCGGCGCGAGAACTCAGCCCCCGCACCAAACGTCGCCGCGCGCGCGACTTCCGGCGCGACTTTACCGCCAAGTTGTCTGGCGGTTTGCAATTTCAACGCTTGCTCTACAGATTTGGCGGCCAAAGCGGGGTCGGTCATTTCTCGCGCTATCTCCATCGCCAGCTTATCGTCCAGACGCAACGCCAAGCGTTTAACCACCGCGTTGAACACTGTGATAGGTACGCTTAAGAACGACGGCAACGGGACGCCCAGCTCGGCGCCAGTTTTGGTACCGATCTGTTTAATGTCGATCCCGGCTTCCGAGCCCGCCTTGACCAACCGTTCGTACTCACCGCGCCGCAGCAAATCCTGCTGCACTGCGTTGACGTGCGACAGTTGTTGCGGCGTCAATCCGTTAGTGAGCGCGGTCAGACGACGCTCAACAGCATCTGCCGTAGCACCTGGCGGCAGAGGGGGCGTCAGCTTGACGCCGGTTTGCGCTGCCAAATCATTGATCTTCTGCAACCGCGCGGCGTTCTGGCCAACGACGTTGATGCGTTGCAGCACGTTCATGCCGGCGTCGTCTAGCACCTTGATCGGATCGGCGTACTTCTGCAAGAACGCTGCGTGCGCCTCTGGCGTGGGCACTTTGACCTCGCGGGCGTACAGGTCTTCGATGCCCGACCGCGCCACTTGCATAGCCTTCGGGTCGTCTCCAAACAGCGTGACAAAGTTGCGCGCCTCACTGACACCACGCGGCTGGAAGTATTTGGTGATTACGTCTTCGGGCTTGATCTTGGGTTCGTTCAACGCCGTGGCGCGGAACATCTGATCGTTGACGCCGGTCTTGAACCGAGGAACGTACTCGGTGCGGTACAGGTTCAGCGCGTCGGCATACGCAGCCTTTGCCGTGTCGGGCAGCGTGGTGGACGACTTGACCGCATCGTCAATCACGTCGTGAATCTTGCCGAGGCTGCGCAAACGCATGCCGGCGCCGGGGTCTATCGAGGTACGCCCCGCTGCGATGTCCACATTGATCGCTTTGCGGATGTCGTCCAACTGTTGCAGTGTGACCTCGGGGACCGGCGCAGCAGGCGTGGCCTGCTTGATCTTGCCGCTGACAACGCCTGCGCCCAACGGCTTTGCAGGCGGCGCCTTGGGTTGCAGCGACAACAGCTTGCGTATTGTCTCTGGCGCGGTGGTGGGGTCAAAGTCTGACAACTTGCGCTGAAAAATGGCCTCTGCTTCGCCGATGACTTTGCTCATGTCAATCTTGGCGTCGCCGGCCTCCTTGAACGCTGCGGCGTATGCGGGCTCGATGACGCCCTTCTTCATTGCCTCGCGCTTGGCCTCGGCCCCAGCCACCAACGCCGCGCCAGCATCCTCTGGCCGCATAGGCGTAAGCGCGGAGTTCATCTTCGACTGCACTTTGGCGGCTGCGGCGTCGAACTTGGCCTGCGCGCGCGTCTGTTGCGCGGCCTGCGCGGCAGCAGTTTGCGCTTCCATACCTGCAAATTCAGATGCCATAGCAGGCACCTTTTGCGCCTTAGCCTGCAAGACCGAGAAGCGCGCGCTACCCGCCGGCGCAGCCACCTCGCCCGCGCCGGGCGCGGCGCCTGGCACAGCAGCGCGAGGCCCGCGCAGGGCTTGCAGGATGTCGTCGCCCTTACCGTCAAGCGCTTTGATGTAGGTGTCTAGCTTAAGGTTCTTGACCTTGCTGACGTACTCTGCGGCTTTGCTGACCGCAGGAGCAACAATACCGCGCCCTCCAGCCTCTAGCGCGCCCCCGGTCAGCACATCCTCCGCGCCTTTCACCAGCGCTTCTTTTGCGCTGCTGGGCGCGCGCTGATAGCCAAGCGCCTGCTCGGCGATATCTAGCCCGGTCTTGGCGATGCCGTAACCTAGCCCTGCACCGCCAACAACCCCCGCGGGGCCAAGCGGCGTGCCTAGCGTGCCCCCGCCAGCAGCACCCAACGCCTCGACCGTAGGCCGCACCACCTGCATGACGCGGCGGCCCATTGGAACTTCTTGCACCGCAGCAGGCGCTTGGTATGGCCCGGCGCCGGGGATCTGGCCGGCGGGCGTTGCCGGTGCGGGCTGACGCCCGCCGTCCATAGACGCCACTCGTTTACCAAACTCTTTAGCCGCGCGGCGCTCGACTGCGTCAGGCGTCACATCGTCCGGCGCGTTTTGGTAGACGTGCGAACTGCCGTCATCAAAGGTAACCGTGATATTGCGCGGCATATGTAGCCTTACCAGTTGCTGACCGTCGCGCCAGAGCCCGTCGCGGCAGGCGCAGCAGGCGCGGCGGGGGTGACCGCTCCGCTGCTCTTGCGGCCTTTAATTGTGGACTTAGGCGCGGGCAAATCTTTGAACTGCGGGAACCGTTCAAAATCTTCACCGAACTGCCGCTGGTAAGCATCGCGGATGCGTTCCATCGCACCTTGCGCTTGCGCCTCCACCAACGCTATCTGTTCTAGCAATGGGCCGGTACCTTTGACAAGCTCCAGCGCGGCGATTTGATCCGCCAAAATCTTCCACTCTTGGTTGGCGATTGAGCCGATAGCGCCGCTGGCAGCGGCTTGCGCTTTACCCAGCGCCGTAACCTTGCCCTTGAGGTTCTGAAACCGCGTCTCAGCCTGCGCCGCAGCGCCTTCAGGAATAGACGGCGCGTACACGCCCAAGTAGCCTGTGGCCCGATCTAGACCGGGGGCGTCTTTTACGCTTTGGACCGAGTCCAGCACGTCTTGCGTAGTCTGCAAAGCGTTGACCGCAGACTTGAACTCTTTGCCCAACTTGTCCCGCCGCTGCGTCTCTTGCTGCGCTGTTAGCGGCTTGGCCGCCGGGGCTGCGGGCGCGGGTGCGGGCGCGGCGCGTTCTTGCGTGGCCGCAATCGCTGCTTGCGGCGGCGTGATGAATTTTTGTTCTTGCCGGTCAAACACCAACTTCCCAACCGGCACGAAACGATCTTGCAGCCGCGCGTCAGGCTGATCCTTTGGCAACGACGCCAACACAGCCTTAGCGCGGTCCACCACGACCTTCGGCGAAGCGGGATCGGCGATGATGGCGCGCAAGCGTTCAGGGCTCATGCCGCCAGCAGCCGGTGCGGTGGGGGCTTGCGGCGGTGCGACCAACGCATTAGCCGGCGCAGCACCAGCTTGCGGGCCAAACGCGGCCGTCAGTGCTTCGCGTTCTTCCAACGCTTGCACTGTTTTGTTCATCATCTCGATGGCGTCTCTGTTGCCCGAGCGCACGGCATATGACTGACCTTCCCGAGCGGTCTGCAAATTAAGCGGCATGTTGTTTGACCCAAACAACGCGGTCATTTTGCCCAGCCATGTTTGGGACTCCGCTGCTCTTGCAGTCGCAGCACGGCGTTCTTCTGCCGACGCCATCCGCTGCTCACGCAGCGCCAGCGCGTTCTCTTGCTGCATGGCGAATTGCTGGGCCTGCTGCTGACGCAGCATGTTGCGGTCCTGCTCGGCTAGCGCGGCCTCGCGGCCACGGAAGAACGCGCCTGCGGGGTCGGCTGGCTGGAGAAGGCTAAAGTCAACTGCCATGATGCGTCCTTAAGGTTCCGGCATGATTGCCCAAGCCGGCAATCCACTGACAACACCTGGTTGTCCACCGCCACTTGGCTGGGCAAAGTACCGTCCCGCAATATCACCTAATCGGTTAAGCCCGGTGTTGTAAGCCGACCCTCTGGTCAGCGCGGCGTTGGCGGCAGTATCGCCTTGGCGCATGAAGATGTTGCCGGCGTTGCTGGCGTAGTTCTGGCCAAGGTTGCTCATCACGCCCGCGGCCTGCGGGCCAAGGTCGGCGAGGCGAGCGAGGCGGTTGTAGGCCGAACCGAACTCCTGCGACGCCACATCCTGGCCGTACCGCTGCGCGGCCTTCAGCGCGCCGCCTGAAATCAGCCCACCACGGGCGGCGGCCTGGCGGTCAAGTGACTTCAGACCCTCGCTCAGACGGAACTGGTAGCCCGGGTCCATCTGAAGGAACTGCTGCGCTGCCCCGGGGCCACCGCTCATCATCGCCCGCAGCCGGTTGTAGTCCTCAGTGCCGCCCGCGAGGAACGGTTGCTGGCGGGCAATCGACTCTTGGTAGATGCGCTCTTGCAACTGGGTGGCGCGGTCTGCCGCAGCGCCCGACGCCGCAGCAGCCTTGCTGGCCGCGCTGGCTTGCATACCCGTGCCGATCAACTGCGACGCCGCGGGGATCAGAAATTCAAACATCTTGCCTCCTGCCATCTTGCCAAGCGTCGAGCCGATACCCGTGCCCACGCCGCCGCCACCTGCAACACCGGCGCTTGCGCCGATGCCGGGCAACGCGCCAGCAGCGGATGTGCTTAAACCGCCCGCAGCGCCCAACTCCGCAGCCGGCGTGCCTAACGCGGTGACGTTGCCCATGCTGCCGAGCGCAGAGCCGCCCCCACCACCCAAGCCGGCCAGCGCGTTGCCGCCCAAGTACGCGCCGCCCATGATGGCGGCGAGCTTGGCCACCTCTTTGAGGTCCAGCGTCTGGTTGCGCATCGGGTCGCCGCTGGCCCAGTAGCCTTGGCCGTTGTAGAACGCCGAAGTCGGTTCGGTGTACGGCGTCTGGCTCTCACCGTACATGGCTGTCTGCTCGGGGTGGTACGACCACCCCGGGATCTGCTCGCCCGCCGCAAGGCGGTTGATGATGGCGGCGACTTCGGCTTGGTTCATTACGACGTTACCTCACGCCCGGAAGCGCGGATGTTGATAGCGCTTGCCGTGCCGGCGATTGTAGAGATGAACCCGCCCGGCGCAAGCACATGCCCCACGATCTCTGGGAAGGTGTACGACTCGCCAGCTTGGAGCGTCTTGGTCTTGACGATCAGGTTGTCGTTGCCGGCGCTGCCGGCCACGGTGACGAGGTTGACGCTGATCGTCGCCGCCGACGCGCTGTAGTTCGTCGCGGTGAACTTGTCGATGATCGCTGTCACGTTCGTAGCCGTGTACTGCGTACTCTGCGTGGCTTCCGCCGTCTTCGCAGCGATCAGAACTTTGGTGGTGACTGTCATGTCAAGTCCTTATTTGGTTAGCCAATACGCCAATTAACGCCGTCGCTGTATACCGGCACAGTATTACTACCTCCACCTACAACAACAGACGCAAATGTCGTAACTGTTGCATCAGATACAAAAGCTCTTGATCCCGCGTCGATAAGCGCAGCGGAAGGCAAATTAGCTACGACGACAGGGGGTATCGCAGAATTAGCCCCCGGAATATTGTCTTTTGTCCAAACCGCAACGCCAACCGAAGTTTGCAACACAAACTTATACACATACGCCGTGTTCAGCCAAATCTGCTCGGGCACGCGGCCAGCGGCGTCCAGCACCACCGGGTTGGCGTTGGCCGTAGCACCTGAGCTGGACGTGTACGTCGTCACCGGCGTGGTCGTACCGGCCTCGTAGGTGTACAGCAGACCGCCCGACAGCGGGTTGCCGTTGTCGTCAAAGAACTGCCAACCGGCGCCTGCGAGAAGGGAGAGGGAAACGGCCATGATGAATCCTCAATCTTGATACGCGCTGATGTTATCCGTCACGGTCAGGATGACGCTGGGGATCGCGGGTACGGGCGCGGCAGCGGCCTGAGCAAGTATCTGCACGGCGGTATCGTTCACAGACCACATTAGTTCACAGTAGTCGCCAGCGCGCAACTGCTCGACGTAGTTCCACGACGTTACCAGTTCACCGTCCGTTCCCTTAAGCCGCACTTGGCCGGCTGAGTTTGCTACGTCCACGCCGTTGATGCGCAACCAAATGTAGACCAGATGACTGCCGCCGCTAGTGTTGTCCAACTGCGCGCTGAACTGCAAGTCGTACACGCCGTCTTTGGCCACATATACCCGCGACGTGGGTGAACCGATGTAGACGCCGTTGGACAGAACGGTTGAGTTCAGCGTGATGCCGTAGGCGGTGTTGATGGCCGCTGCAGTCTGCGTCGTCGTGTCGTAGAACGTGCCGTAGGCGCGGTCGCGCAGCTGCGGCGTGTAGATGGGCGCTGCTGCCAGCGCCTCGACCTGCTTGGTCAGTTCGGCCCACTGGTCAACGGTCACCAGGCGCTGCGTCAGCGCCTCCTGCTCAACGACGGCCAAGCTGTTTTGCAGGCTGGTCAACGCGGCGTAAGCGTCGGGCTGGTGCTGGAGGTCTTCCAGGCTGGCCACGCTCTGGCCGCTGCCGGTGAGGAAGAACAGGTTGAGGAAGAACCGATACCACTCCCGCGAGATCAGGCCCGTGCGGTCGTCCACCAACGGCACGCGCGGCGGCGTGATGTTGGTGAGGTTCGGCGGGCTGGTCATGCGTTGGTGCCGCTGATGACCAGTTCAGCACCCATGATGGTGACCTTGACGGGGTCGGTGCCGCTGATCTCGTAGACCCGGTCGCGCAGCTTCAGCGTCATGCCCAGACGGCGCCAGAAGACGCGCCGGCCCCACTGACCGATGCGGCCCATCTCGGCCCAATGCTCGTTGGACCATGTGTGGCCGCCGTCGTCTGACCAGCGCAGCATGACCGCGGGGTTGGCCCCTACGACCGTGGCCACGGACACCAGAATCGGCACGTCGTCCTCGGTGATGATCTCGTCGCCGGTTTCGGCCAGCAGCGTCTCCAGCGGGTCGAAAGCGTCGATGCCGTTTAGCCCGACGCCCGACTCGCAGTCCAGTTGAAGCGTGTGGTGCGCGGTGCGCTTGAGGTTGTTCTGGCCGGTCGGCAGCGCCCGCCACGACCGCAGCCACCGCTGCTCTTGGCCGTTGTCAGCGTAGACCTCCAGATCGAAGGCGTACAGATTGCCGCTCTCGTAGTCCCCGACGACGATCTCGTTGCCGTAGGACATCTGGCAATTGCTGCGGTGCCGCGTAAACGAGTTGCCCGTCCAGCCGGCGCGTTCGTGCCAGGCGCTGGTGGAGACATCGTAGACCCACGTCGTGTTGGCCGAGGGGAAGACCAGCACATAGAAGGCGTGGCCGTCCTGCTGGTAGGTGTAGCCGATGGCGTCGGACAGGTCGCCGTACTGCTGGATCTGCCACTCCACCGCGTGCGTGCTGATGCGCTGGCCGGTGTAGCCGTTGGCCCGGTAGACGATGCCGCGGCCACGGGCGTCAGCGCCCAGCCAGAACAGGCCGTTGTCCAGCTTGGCCACCGAGTACGCGGCTGCGCAGCCGATCTCGTTGAACGCGCCTTGGATGCGTTGCAGCGGGAAGTCCGCAGCGCCGGCGTCGTACCAGACCTCGACCGAGTTGGTGCCGTACAGCCACACCTCGCGGTGGTCAACGATCAGGCTCACCAGCCCGTCAGGAGCGCCCTCGGCGCTGGCGAAGTCTAGCGGGTCTACGGACGTGCCATCCAGCAGGCTGGTGATCCACAGGCGCTGGCTGTTGGGCTCGTTGAAGACGAAGTAGCCGTCGATGTAGCCGACCGTCACCGCGCCGGGGTAGTCAGGGTCGGTGATCTGGGCGAAGACGTTGGTGCTGGCGTTGTAGATGTAGCCGTCTGGGTTGCAGGCGATGAACAACTGCACGCCGTTGTCCGACATGCTGACCGGGCCGCTGCCGGTCACGCTGCCCAGCAGCGTGGCCGTCCAGTTGGTGTCGATCTTGTACAGCGCGCTGCCGCTGACGACGTAGCCGTACCCGCCGAACTGCCACAGCCCACGGATGGGGCCAGCGCCGACCGTGGCTAGCAGCCGCAGGCCAGGAGCGCGGTTCAGGAACGCGGGCTCTTTGCCGCCCTCGGGCACGATCTCGGCAAAGAGATTGACGCAGCGGTTGTCCGCAGCGTTGACGCTGCGGGCGACATACGACGACCCGAGGATCGGCGTCTTCATGCTATACTCCGTTTACCTTGAAAGGAGATAGCACATGGAAACGTGGAAGCCCGTACTTGGCTTTGAAGACCTGTACGAAGTCAGCGATCATGGCAACGTGCGGCGCATAGCGCGCGGCAAGACGCTGGATGGCGCCAAGGTAGCGGAAGCCAAGTGCATGTTTGAGCAAGGCGCTACGCTGAAGACAGTGGCGACTTTTTTGAACACAAGTATTCCGACCGCGCACAGCATCAAGTTGGGTAAGACTTGGGCTGGCGATACAAGTTATCGTCCAGTCAAACTTCGCAAAGATACTAAACACTATTTGCAAGTAGATCTTGTGCAAAACGCGAAATACAACCGAAAGCGAGTGCATCGAATTGTGTGGGAAGCGTTCAACGGCCCAATCCCCGGCCGTCTTGAGATCAATCACAAAGACCTTGACCGCGCGAACAATAGCCTGGAAAACTTGGAGTTGGTTACACACCAGCAGAACACCCAACACGCGATTGACGCATACAAAAGTCAAGGACTTTTGCGCGCCAAGAAAGGTGTGAAGGGTTTTCTTTCGGGGAAACATAGCGCCTATAGTCGTTAAAAATTTCCAGAGTAGATATTGAACCTTTGCCTCGTCGCTACCAGCGAGTACGGCAGACTCATAATGTCTTCGGGGTTGTTGATGCGCTTGATGTTGCGCTTGCTGGTCATGGCGATGCGCTGCACTTGCGGCGACGGTTCAACGCCGAACTCAGGCGCGATTTCCATCGCCAAGTTGTAAGTGAACGCTCGCAAATAGCCGGGCGGGATCGCCAGGTTGGTGTTCAGCGTGGCCGGCTGCGTCAGTTCCTCAACCGAGATGAAATGCCACTCCAGCAGCCGCGTGGGTACCGGGTAGATGTACATCTCGATGTTGGGGTAGGTCATGTTCAACCACAGCACTTGCGGGTACGTCGAGGTCACGGTCTTGACCGCGATGCCGTCGTACTGCTGCTGGTTGATCAGCTTGATGCCAAAGCTGACGTTGGTGCTGGGGTCGCGGAAATACGTCGCGTCGTCCAGCAGGATGGGCCGGTTGCCCACGAAGTCGCCCGTAGGCCCCAACGTGCGGCTGATGGTGCTGGTAGGCCAGTTGAAGACCTGGTCCTGCGTGGAGAACACCGACAAACGCTCGGTGTTCCACGAATCCAGCATCTGGTTCATCGCCGTCAGCGCGTCTTGCGAGACGGCGGCGTTTGGTGTTTCGCCTTCAGCCAATACGCCTAGCAGGCGCAAGGCGCGATTGATCTGATCACCCGCTGTGGACATGCTCGGGCTCCTTGCGACGACGGCGGCCCAGCGTGTTTACTGGCGGCGCGTCGTCCTGTTCGTCCTCGACGCCGGGAGTATAGCGTTCCCACCCGCTGCGCTCGTCATACTCCGCTTCCATTTCAAGGTTGGCGATCTTGGCCCCGTGGACCGGGTGGCGCATGTAGATGAGAGGCATATTAAAGGCGGGGGCCGAAGCCCCCGTTTTGCTTACGAGGTCATAATGACCCAATCGGTGCCGTCACACACCAGCATGGCATTGGCGCCTGCCGTCCCCGCGAGGATCGCGGTGCCAGCAGTGTTGGTGCCAATAGGCTTCACGTTGGACGACGCCGACACAACGGTCTGAGCAGCGATGGTCTTGATCCACACGATGCGGCCAGTGCTGGCCGCAGCGGAGGGGAACGTGACCGTGATGCTGGCGCCACCGTTGCAAACAACGAAGTTTTCCGTGTCGCCGAGCGTGAACGAAGCCGTCTTGATGACGGGCGCATTCAAGTCCAGCATGGTGCCGTTCAGTGCGCCGGTAGCCGACACACTGGCGCCGGTAATGGCGCCGGTGACGGTAACGCTTTCAAACTCAGGGTCGCTGTACGCGACGCCTACTGCCTTGGTATTCGGCATGATCGTTCCTTTCAGAATCGGGGGCCGAAGCCCCCTGGTTGATCAGGCCACGCGGTACAGCGTCCACGCACCAGCCGCCGACTTCCGAGCGACCATCTGGGCGCCGGTCGTGGTGGGGATGGTCATGGTCAGCGAACCCGTCACCGTCCAGCCGGTGCCCGCGGAAATGATCGCGGTGCCGGAAGAGGTGCCGAGGTTGACCACGCGGAACGAGAACGTGGTGCCGATGCGGTCAGAGTTGATCAGCACGGCTTCCAGATCCGCGACCGTGGGCAGCGTGTAGGTCTGTGCAGAGGTGATGCCGCTGTTGGCCAGGATCAGGCCGTTCAGAACTTGCGCAACAGTCAGAGTCGCGGTCGCAGTGATGGAAACGGGGTCAGCGATCAGGTCGATGATCGGATCGTTGACGTTGCCGTCGCCGACTTGGTAGCCGCCAGCGCCATTAGGGAGTGCCATGATAGAAATCCTTTCAGTGTTCAGTTGAGAGAGTGGGGGCCGTAGCCCCCATCTTCATCAGCCCCAGAGACGGCAAGCCATCTGCGGACGAATAGTGCTGTAGCCGTACAGCACGTCGATCCGGCAGGGCATGCGGTCGTTGTTGATGTCGTACTGACGCACGACGCGCAGGCTGATACCGTTGTGGACGGCACGCGAAGCCATGTCGACACCCTGCGGCAGCAGGAGGTCGGCGGTGGCGAACGTGATGGCGTCCTTGTGGTAGACCAGGTTCTGAGCGTAGCCAGTAGACGCAGCGCCGAGGAACACGATGGCCTTGCTGTTGCCAGGCAGCGCGTTCACGGTGGCCAGAGCGTGGTTGGCCGAGTAGACCGGCGACACGGTGATGTTGCCAGCACCCGCGCCGCTCAGGGTCACGTCAGCCAGAACCACGAACTGGAACAGCGAGCCGGTGGACTCACGGGTCTGCGGGTTCACGGCGAAGCAGTCAGCCACGGTAAACACATCGCCGGCCTTGACCGTCGCGCTTGCGCCAGCGCCGGTGATGGCGATGGTGGTTGCGCCTTCGGTCGAAACCGCAGCGGAGGTGGTGCCGCCAGTGGCGGTGCGCGAGCCGGTCGTGAAGACCTTGATCGACTGAGACATATTGATCTCGTCGAAGCCCAGCACGCCGGTGCCCATCATGCCGTTCTTGAACTGCTTGCTGACAGTGTCGGTCGGGTTGAACAGGCCCTTCATGCCTTCCACCAGACCGGCGTTGGCAGCCGGGTTGACGGTGGCATAGCGAGGCGACATCACAGCGGCGTTCTCGTTGAGCTTCTGCTGGGCTTGCAGCAGAACCAGCGAGGTGGCCGGCGTGGTGCCGGGGGTGCCCACCGAGTTGCCAATCGTCTTGAAGGCGTTGGCCACATCGGCGTCGATGCTGGCAGCGAGTTGGCTGATACGAGGCTTCAGCACGCGATCCGCAAAGTCGTCCAACTGCATCGTCAGTTCGGCGGACGTGAAGTTCACGCCGATGTGCTTCTGCGAGGCGACCGAGAGGGTCGTGATCTGCTCGTTGTCGTCCTGCACTTGCAGGGCGGCACCGTCAGTCACCAGAGCGCGGTCCGGCAGGCGGATACGCAGGGTGGAGCCGATCTTCGCGCCTTCGACGGCGAACGAGTCGTCGTACTGGCGGTTGACGTTGCGGGTAAGAACCAGATTGTTCTCAAGGATCTCCAGGGCCTTCCTGGTGATCATGTCAATGGTAAGCAGTGAATTGCTCACGGTGTATTCCTTTCAAGTCTTAGCGGGACATCTGAGCCTGCATCTTACGCAACTGTCGGGCGCGTTCCGCTTCAATCCACTCTGACGTACTCATGCTCTTGATCGAGCGCGGGTCTGTCGTGTCGTAAGACGAGTTGGCAGTGCTGCGGGCGGTGACAGGTGTGATCGGTGCTGGCGCGGATGAGGTTCGTTTGGCGGGAGGGCTGTCGCCTAGTCTGGCTTCAATCTTCCCAATTTCCTTTGCCTGCAAGAACGGCGACAGACGAGAAATACGAGCGGCTTCTTTCGGATTGGCACCGAGGTAGTAGGCTACATCGGGTCCAACGTCAGACGCCTGAATCGTCTCGGCCATGACATCCGTGATGGGCAGATTCGGGTTGTATGCGACTTGTTCAAAGTCGTCGTACTTGTCCCGAGCCTGTTCTTCGCGGTCGGCATAGGCGTTGCGAAGTTCAGCTTGCTGCTTCTGGCGCTCTCGCTGGTTCAGCAGTTCTTCGGCCTTACGGAGGGCCAACGCTTCTGCGTAGGCTTCCGGGGACTCAAACTGATCGACCGGCGGTAGTTCCTTCGGCACCGGCTTTGCTTGCGTTTCCGCCAGCTTGGCCTGCTGCTCTCTTTCCCACTTGCGCTGCTCTCTTGCGAGGCGCTTGCTGATCATCGCGTCGATTTCAGCCTGGGTGAATTTCTTCTCCTCAGTCTGTTCGGCTTGGTTCTCAGCGATTTCCGGCGCTTGAACTTCGGTATCAGGCGCAGCCGTTGCCACCTGTGCCGGCGCGGAGTCTGCTTCCGCTAGGACTTGGACTTCTTCAGTCATGGATGCTCGTTGTGAGCCCTGGTCAACCCGGCCAGTAAGGTTTTGTTGACTATAGCACTTGGGCTATAGATATTTCAAGCATACAGGCGCCGCGACTATCGCGCCCCCAGCCACCGTGGCAACAGCGTCCATGAGGTCGGGGGTGTGCTTGTCGCGGTTGAGGTGGTCGTAGACCTCTTTGCCCACAGCGGCCAGCACCACGGCGCCTGCTGCGATGTGCAGGGCGGGCAGGCCAGCGAGGGTGAAGAGGACGTAGGCGGCGCTGAAGATGGCACCGCCGACGACGATGTGGAGGGCTTTGTCGTGGGGCAGCATGATTAGCGGATGATGTGAAGCGCGGGGCGGGGTGTCATTGCTTTAGAAACTCCGGCTTACTTCAAACCACCGGGCACTCAGCGTTGAGTCATATTCAAACGTCATGAACTGACCGACTGCTGGCGTGACATTAACACCGCCCTTTAACGTCAGATTGTCTGTTCCGGTCCCATGCACCACCGTTGTGTTGCTGTTATCGAAGCGCAAGCTCACAATCATTTTGCTGCGACCAACAGGCGGCACCATCGTACTCATGTTAGTGGCGCTGCCGTTTTCAACCTTTCCTGCGCCAGTAACTGGGGCATTAGGGCCAGTGCCAGTAACTGATAAGCGATTAGGAGATTGCGCAGTTCCGATTTCAAAACCTGCGGCGGTTGAAACTGCAAAAATGTTTAGCCCGCGTGTTACATCTCGCGCCGTAATTGTTCCAGTGGAGTCGTCAATTTCCAAATGCCACGATTTCGACCCAGCAGACTGAGTGTGCCTTGCAGTTCCGCTAGTTGGAGCGTATTGCCCAGACTTTCCATCTTCAAACCAATCAAACCGAGTCGAATCCAGAGCTAGTGCGGCTTGTACATAGCTCCAAGTTACACCGCCATCGCTGATGGAAGCGCCCGTGCCGGTCGGCGCGGTAGCTCCGGAAGTGCCGCCAGCCGCGGTGGTGTAAATCTTCCCGCTGTCGCTGACGCAGTATGAATTTGCTGCGTAAACTGTTGACGCTGCCCAGAGCTGCGGATTTTTAATGGCTACGCTGTAGGGCGTTTGAAGACGCATGGATGTGCGCCATTGGGCGGCACTTGGGTCTTTTGCAAACTGATAAATCCAACCGAGCAAAGGATCGCCAGCGTAATCCTTTCCAACTCCTTGCAAAATTGTTGCGTACCGAGATGCTGCGGCAACGCTGACATCTGTCCCCATGTTCAGCAACATGAGTGCAGGATGATGCGGGCTTGCAATTATTTCTTGAGTGTCGTCTGCAACATCATCGCCAGAGTAGGTGATCAGAAATTTATTCTTGTAGCTTGGCGGCTGGCCCCAATTGATGCTGGACTCATCCTGCAATATCACGCCAAGCGGCACCGCCGCATATACAGTCGCAACATCAAATTTTGTGCCATATGGAATGTTGATCAGTCCCCTGTATGACGAAGACGACAACACCCCCATCAGCGTCACTAATGCAGACGTTTGGCTTGTGACTCCATCAACAACGATTCCGTAATCCCGTACATCCACCACATCCCGCATCTTGCTCTGCGCCGTGCGCGTGACTGCGCCGGTGCCGGCTTGGAGGAAGCCGACAAGCGAAGAGCCGGATGACGCAGCGAACTCGTCCAGCACCGCGTCAGACACGGCGTCAGCAGACGCCTGCTTAGTGACGCCGCCTTGGACGATGGCGAGCAGTTCAGTGCCAGCCAGCGGGGTGGTCGCGGCTGGGAGTTCAGAAATCTTCACGCCGGGCATGAGTCACCTCAAACGCTGAGAGCAGCAACCTTGTCTTGAAACGCCTTGATGCGGGCGTTGAGCGCGAGTTCTGCGGCGTCCATCCGCGCGGCCTGTTCGGTTTGAACAACAGCGGTCTGGTTGATCGCGGTTTCGCGCAGCGCCAGCGTCTGCTCGTTGGCGTCCAGTTCGGACTGTTTGGCCTGCACCCGAACGGCAAAGTCTGCCTCTTTGGCAGCCAGCGCCTTTTCCCGAGCCGTCAGATCCTTGGCCTTGGCCGCAGACTCGGCGTTGGCCGCCTTGGCGTCGTCCAGCAGTTCCTTGGCCTGCGCCTTGGCGGCGGCCAGTTCACCAGCCGCGGCTTCGCGGTCAGCAGCAGCATCCTTGACCGCCGACAGCGCGCCTTGGCGCTTGGCCAACTCATCACGCGCTTCGATCAACCGCTTGAACTCACCAGGAAATTCCTTGGTGATGTACTCGATCAGCTTGGCCGAATCAACAACGCCCGATTGGTCGAAGACGTACATGACGGCTCCTTATGCGTAGTACGAGATGTTGAGCTTGGCGCTGGCCGTCTGCTCAATGAACTGAATCTTGGTCAGGTCACCGTCGTACTGCAACGTGGCGCCCGCAGCCAGCGGCATGCCGACAGACGCGGTAGGCGCGGTGTCGTCATCGCGCCAGCGGACGGCTTGCGTCTCAGCGGTGATGATGGCCAGGGTGGGCTTGCATGCCAGGCCGTTCAGGTCAGTTTGCGGGACCGTCAAACCGGCGGCGGAACTCAGTGAGGTGATCTGCTGATACCCCAGCCGAGTCGTGATTGCTTTGAGCGTAAGTGCCATGTCAATCGCTTTCTGTAAACGACCGTAGCCTGATTATTCGCTGGCCGGCACCTACGGTCAAGGTGCCAACATAGATGCCACCCGGCCCGTATTGTACGCCTGCGAGGACGACAGACGGGTCTGGGTAGAGTGAGATGTGGTCGGCTTGGCCGACGATGGCCGACCCGGGGCCTACCAGCACGCCCGTGGTGTCATGCGTGAGCGCCGCGCCGGTGCGGTTGGCGCTGCCGACAATGATAGCGCCTGGGCCGTTGAGAACGCCGCTGGTGTCAAACGCTCGAAAGCGAGCCGCAGCGCCGGTGACCGTTGCGCCTTGGCCAGCCAAGACGCCGGTGGTGTCAAAAGTACGGAAGCGGCTGGCGCTGCCCGACAGCGTTGAGCCTTGGCCGGTCAAAACGCCGGTCGTGTCAAACGCCCTGAACCGGCTGGCGTTGCCGGATAGCGTCGTGTTCTGACCAACCAAGACGCCGGTGGTGTCGTGGGTGACAGCACCTGTCGCACGGTTCGCGTCGCCGGTAATGACCGACCCGGGGCCAATTAGGACGCCCGTCGTGTCGAACGCTCGGAAACGGGCCGCCGAGCCCGTGACCGTTGAGCCGGGGCCGGTCAGGGCACCGCTGGTGTCGTGGGTAACCGCCCCGGCTTCGATTTCCAGCCAGGAGACTTCGACGGTGGGCGCCGCCCGTGCGGCCGACCCCGTGACCGACGCGCCTGGCCCGGTCAGCGCCCCCGAAGTGTCATGGGTAACCGCCGCCGACTGCGACTGCAGCAGTATCAGCAGCATGGTCTACCTTTCAGTCAGGCCGGGTCCACTTGATCCGCCACGGGTGCGCCGGATCGTAGTTGTCGTTCAAGACCGTCAGTTCGTTCTGCGGCTCAGGCCGCGCCGCCTTGGCGTCAAGGGCTTCCTGCTCGGTGGCGTAGGCGCCGACGTAAATCTCATCCATAGATGCCGCCTCCGTAGACTTCGTTGGCACCGACTTCCATCACCTCGTCGGTGCGGATGTTTTCGTTGAACCGCACCCAGGTGTCGCCCGCCGCAGCCGAGGCAGGCCCGTTGTGGCTGTTGGTCACCGTGCCGGCGCCCATCGTGCCAACGTTGCGCACCTTCAGCGTCACCTTGATGCGCTCGCCCACCGCCATCGCGGTGCTGGTGGGCGTGTAGGTTGCCGCGCCGTTGGCGGCGTCGGCGGTGGTGTACTCGGTGATGGTGGCCGGCACCGTTGAGTCCGCGACGATGGTGGACTGCACCGTGCCCGCGTTGTTGGTGCGCTCGATCAGGATGCCCCGGCCCGCGTTGACCGCGTTGGCGCTCTCCAAGCCTCGGATGTTGACCGTGACCGTGCCGCTGATGGTGATGGCCTCGGTGATGGGCTCGCTGAACCACGACAGCGCCTGGCCGCCGGCGCTGGCGGTGCAGGTGATGTTGGTGCCGCTGGCGACAGTCGTGGTGATGAAGGTCGCGCTGGCGCGGCCCCGTCGTTGGCTCAAACGGCGCTGACCGGCGCCGCCCAGGCCCGATGCGTCCGAGCGCAGGAAGAAGTCGGCCGGCATGTCAGATCTCGTAGCCCCAGACCGTGATCGTGATGCTCTGGGCGTTGGTCGTCGTCACCCGCAGCACGAAATTGGCCGTGCCACGGATCGGCGTCGGGAACGACATGATCACGCCGGGTTTGTTGGTGGCGCTCGGCGCGAACTCGCCGTCGAAGATGGCCGCGTCGGTGCCGCGGGTGTAGGTCGTGTCGGCGCTGCCGCCGAACCAGATGATGGCCGTGCCCGCCGTCGTGCCGTAGGACTGAATCTGCAAGCTGGTGACCACCACCGACAGGCCCGATGACGGCGTCCACAGCGCGGTGCCGGTCTGGGCCGAGGTGTACTGACCCGCCTTGAAGACGGTGGCGTGGCTGCGCTTGCGGTCCCAGCTGGTGCCGTTGAACTCGTAGGCACGGGCCTGGACGTGCAACTGGTTGATGGCGTTCGACTCGGCGTCGGTGCCGCTTGTGTCCACGCTGACGGGGCTAGTGCCGTCGCCGATCTGCACTTGGCCTTGCACGCGGCTGACATCGACCAGCATCCCGTTGCTGATGCTGCCTCTGGCGCGGTCCCATGTGGACCCGTTGTAGACGTAGGTGCGGCCCTCGACGTGCAGGGCATTGCCGCTGTTGGGCTCGGCGTCAGCGGGGTCAATGTCAATCGTGACCAGATTGGTGCCGTCACCGATGGGCAGGTTGGCGTTGCTGAGTTCGACCAGCATGCCGTTGGTGGCGTCAGCGGGAATGAACGTCCTGCTGCCATCAGTGCTGATGGCCAGCTTGACGACTTGGCAGTGCTCGCCGGTGCCCGTCACCTCGTCGGTGGCGACCGTTGACCCTGAGCCCTGCGTATATCCCAAGTTGTCTGCCATCAAGGCCTCACTTCAAGTTGAACCCGCGCCGCCGTGCCGCTGGTCGTGACGCTCAAGGTGTATTGCGCAAAGCTCGCGGTCAGCGCCTGCCAGGACGAGGTGCCCACCGTGGCACCACCAGAGTCCAGCAGCAGCGCCCGGATGTCGCCCGTCGAGCCGGTGCGCTTGGCTCTCAGCCGCACGTTGTAGGTGCCGCTGGCTTGTGTGGGCGTGATGCCGAACACCGCCGGGCCGGGAGTGGCGTTGAGCGCGGGGGAGATGATGAAGTCGGTGTCGCTGGGGCTGACTTCGTCAATGTTGTTGAACAGGGTGACGTTGTCCGGGTCGCCGGTCCAGCCGGTGGTGGTGATGTCGCTGCTGGGGCGGGAGATCGTGCTGGGACTTGCCAGCAGTTGCGCGCCACCCAGCAGGAGCGGGGCAAACCACATTTAGGCCACCTGTCGGATGCTGAACGGAATGGCGCGGTCGGTGCCTTGGTTCTTCTTCAGCGTCATCGTCCAGCCATGCAGCAACAGCAGCGAGGCGGTGACGTAGATCGGCTCGGTGGTCTGTGCGCCGCTGAAGATGACCTCTTGCACCACGCGCTGGGTGCTGCTGCTCTGCGTCTTCTCGTAGATGCGCAGCCGGTACTCCTCGGTGCTGGTCAGCGCATTGAGGTCGATGAACAACTGGTAGATGCCGTCAGT